GCTTTGGAACGAGCCAAGCGTCTGCTAAAAACTATGGTGTTAATAGCGGACAGAAAACAACGCTACAATCTAAAGCAAGAGATAGAAGAGATAAAAGCACTGATCGAGATAGCGCTAAAAGAATAGATGAAATTTATAGCAGCGCGCTTCCACGGGCAGAGAAGTACGAACTCCTCTATGCAGAAGCATGGCGTAGCTTTGAACAAAAGATGATCGACCTGAAGATGCGACCAGCATTTCCTCAGAGGAAACAATACACACCAGAGAATGCAAGCAATGCTGCAATCAGAAAACAAAGAGAGCAGTCTGTCCTTAGGCGTCAGATGATAATGTCTTGCTTTACAAAACAGCAAACCAAAGTAGCTGAAGATATTAATAGAGAAACTAAACTAGGACTCCGCATATCTACCCAGATGCTAGACCTCATGTACAGAGACGGAGTGCTTACTAGAGAACGAGTGCAGGTAGGCCCTAGCAAACGAAACACTGTTTATCATTATAGAAAGAATTAATCGTGTGGGTGGCCGTTGAAGTGAATGCTGGCACATTTGGTAGCAACGTCATCCTAGGTAAACAACCGCCCCATTGGGACAAAGCGATTTGTATTGTGATGATAGCCACCCACTCGAATCTTATACAGCTAACTCAAAGTGAGGTCCATCAATAAATGGTCTTCGACCCTGCGATCTACGCAAATCAATGTAACTATTCATTGCATCTTCCATGTTGCCCTCACTGTACTGAGCAATGTTCGGCACACTCCATGCTGCACCCCAACGAATCGGCACATCAACAGCGCGCGCACCCTCTGCCATAGCGTCAGCAATCTCGTCATAGAGATTGAGTTCCCATCTGCCGCCATCAATGTAAGCCATAAGATCAACAGCCAATCCATCAATATGCTTTGACTTCATTGTCTGACTTGCACCCTTAGCAACCAATGCTCTCTGCTCCTCGATGGTGCGCAGCCCACAGATTACAGAGAAGTCCTGCTTGGTCACATTGATTGCGTACTTAACAACAGCAACCATGCGTTCATCAACGCCAATCAACCTATCAAGGCTGCGCTTACCTAATTTGTAACTCATTTCTTAAACCCCTTCATTGTACGAATACCAAAGCTGGCAGCAATCGAGCTAAAGCAAGCCCACTGAAACCACTCAGGTGCAGCTGCAATATTAGCGAAGCCCTCCCTCATATAGGGCTGAAGCGGAGGTACAAACGAACACACGATTATGGCTATGAAAGCTACAGTCCAAGCCTCATCTTTCCAAGAGTTGTCGCTTGCCTGTATCGCTGCTTGCTCCCAGCTAATTTCGCCAGTCGCAATTTTCATTTTAGTTTCTGCTTCTGCTTTCTTAACGACAGCTTTGCTATCGAGATAAGTAGATGCAAGCCCACCAAGAGACCCTATGATTTGCGCAATCATTTCTCATGCCCCACCCATACTGCGAAAGCACCAGTCAGAGCGCCTGTAACCGTGGCTGTGAGCGCTGTAGCTTGTGTGCTTACCACATCTTGCGGCAAAGACATAAACCACTCTATGACGCGGATATACATGATCGTCATTACAAGCATCATAATCCGTGGCATTAGCTTCCATGCTAGTATTTTTTCCATAGCAATAGTCATTGGTCTTCTCCTATGTTTACCTTAAAACAGTAAAGATACTCATTGTTTTTCGTCACAAGAATAGATGCTCTTAGCTTTTCCTCAAAACAAATCTTTTCTGATTCGTATTGACCAACCTCAAAGTGCGTAACGCCACCCGCAAGTTGCAACCAAACCAGCACCCACATCACCACTTCTCCATGTATCTACCGATGACAGCAACAACACCAATCATACCAGCAATAGCCAGCAGGCCTGCAAGTGAATACATGATAAGCTCAACAAGCTCTTCACGTTCTTTTTCTTTTTGCTTTTGTGCAGCACGGCGAGCCTTCCGCGCTTCGACTTGGTACTGTTGCCATCTGTCCCAAGTGCCGGGAGGGCCATACAGTCTGCACCAAGACTCTAGCTCACGGCGCTTTTCCTTGATGTCCTCGAGAGCTTGGAACTCTTCCCAATCGCCCTCTTCACCACCAGTAATAGATGTAATTGGATTATTTTTCTTACGTCTTACCGCTTCCTTTAGATCATCTTCAGCAGTAAGGAACTTACCGACATGGCCAACAAGACCTTTGACCTCGTTGCCATTCTCTAAGCATTTTTTGATTACAGAGTAAGCAGCATTAGCTGCGGCTATGGTTTCAAGTACAGCCACAGCTAATCTCTATCCCATCTTCGTCAAGACTGCGAGTAAGAGCGCAATGATTGAGCCTGTAGTTGCAAGCATAATGCTTTCCATTCGTTTGACGCGACCAAACAAATCTTTGAATTGAATCTTCATCTCAGTCTGAATTGCAATTACTTGCTTCTCCATGTTGTCGATCCGTTCATGTGCTGATGCTGCTGTTCTTTTATCCATCTTCTTCTTCCGTCTGACTAATTACGTTAAAACCCAATTAATGGTGTCTTCATCCCATCTATATTTATTGCCGTCATCCGGTCTTGAAACAGGTGGCTCCCATAAACAAGAGGCTTCGTTTAAAATCCAACTAGGATAAGGTTGCTCATCGTAAAAAGCATCTCGTGTGCTGTCGTATGTGTAACCAATGCCAGCAAAGTTTTTGCGAAGAGGTGTTCCACCGTTAAGATGCACTCCACCTTGAGTGTTGTAAGATGTTTGAACCCAAGTGCCTTCTTGAGTATCAACAAAGTCTTGTTCTGCCACTATTACCTCAGTGACAATACCATTCTCTATTTTTGCATAATGTGCCATGTTGTGCCCTACTGAAACTTATAGCGAATGATGACGATACCAGAGCCGCCGGTACGCCCATTATTGTCATTGGGATATGCGTTACCACCACCCCCACCGCCTGTATTTGCAGCACCGGGATTTCCAGAGCCGCCGTAATCAGTAACACCTGCGCCACCGCCACCTAAGCCACCCGCACCTCCGGAGCCACCCTCTGAGCCGCCACCGCCGCCGCCAGCATAGTAAGTAGACGTACCACTGATGCTACTTGCAAGGCCATCACCTCCTGCGCCAGCGTAACCAACGAAACCGGGTTCACCTGCGCCACCGCCACCGCCAGACCCCGCAGGGTTGAGCTCAATGCCCTGTGCGCCAGCGTGACCCTGACCTGCTATCCCCGTGCCGCCACTAGCTCCACTGCCAGAAAATGACCAGTAAGAGTTACCGCCACCGCCGGAACCACCATTGCCACCATTGTGTCTGCGTGGAACACCGCCACGCCCACCACCTGTCGTTGAGATGCCAAGAGCGGAAGAACCACTACCATTAGAGCGATTGCCTCCACCAGCGCCTACAGTAATTGTTTTTGCGCCAGATGTGGGGTTAGTTGTGCCTGTAAGCATACCGCCAGCGCCAGCGCCGCCACCTGCTGTAAAACCGTCAGCATCACCACCGCCGCCACCGCCAGCAACAACCAGATAACTTAAAGACCCAGCAGCACCAACTTGCGTAATGTTGAATGTACCAGACGATGTGAATGTGTGGACTTTGTAATCGCCATCGGTTGTGACAGTGCCGCCTGTAGCAATATACGGGGTGAATGAAGCCTTGCCATAACCGTCTGCCATCTCTATCTCGCCTGACGCAATGCCAAACAAACCACGGACAGTAGAAGAGTTCATATCAATTTGAGCCGTGCCACTGTTGCCAAGCTCTACGTTTACATCGTTTAGTGATATTTGACCTGATGATGGTAACGCCATACTACTGACCTTTCAGTGCAGAGACTTCCGCTTTCAACTCTTTGACAGCTTCTACAAGCAAGCCGATAAGCTGGTCGTACTGCACAGTCTTATATTCGGTCTTGTCATCTTCGCCCATCTTGAGTGGCAATGTGCTTTCAGTGATTGCGCTAGGAAGAACCTTCTCAACCTCTTGGGCAATGACACCCGCAGATTTCTTACCATCAGCAGTGTATGTGAAGGTGTAGCCGTTTAGCTGTGCAACCTTATCCAGAGCGCCATCAATCTTAACGATGTCAGTCTTGAGGCGTTCATCAGAGACTGTAGTTGAGTAAGCAATGACGTTGCCATCAACGTGCAAATCACCGTCATTTTGCAGAAGCATGTCCGTATTACCATCAAGAACAAACTCCATCTGCGTGGTGCCAACGGCAATATAGTCGTTAGTATCACGACCAATTTGCCAAGCCTCACCACGCAAGTCGCCGCCGTTGATTGTTCCGGTGACTGTTATCCCGTTAGAGGCAGTGGCGAGTTTGGAGGAGCCATTGTACATTAGTGTTATTGCACCACCATTAGCACCTGTCATCATATTGGCGTTATCAGCCCCATTCCTTAGTTGGAAATCGTTGGCTATTAATTGTAGATTGCCAGCTCCAGCATCTTTTATAACACTGTGAGAGCCACTATGGTAAATCTGTAGGTCAGACCCAGCGCCGAAAATGGCTTTGTCGTTGTCACCGAATGACAAGTTGCCAGTCATACTATCGCCAGTCACACCAACGAAGTCTGTCGCGGCAGATGAGGCAGCAGTACCAAGCGTGGGCGTCCCAGATAGATCGCTATAAGCACCAGAGGTTGCAACAGTGGCCAGCGTAGGTGTACCTGACAGGTCGCTATAAGCGCCAGAGGTTGCAACAGTTGCCAAGTCACCCGGTTGAGTTGCACTGTCAGCTAGTGTGCCTTGAGCAGCGGTAGCGTAGTCTGTAGATGCTGTAGTTGCCGCAGTACCAAGGCCAAGGTTGGTCCGGCCAGCAGAAGCAGAAGCTAAGTCGGACAGGTTGTTAGCAACAAGCAGAGCGCCTGACAGAGAGGCATAAGCAGCAAGCCATTGGCTGCCGTCATACACCTTCATCACATCGTCAGTAGTGTTAAAGTACAATGCTCCAGAAACTAAAGCATTCCCGTCATTGTCTAGCGTAGGATCGGAAGCCTTAGCTCCAAGATAACGATCATCAAAGTTATCTAGCGCAGCAAGAGCAGCGTCTTTAGCAGCCTCAGATGCAGTGGCAGATGATGCAGCAGACGTTGCCGATGTGGCAGCTTCCCCAGCTTTAGTCGTTGCTATGCCAGCCTGCGTTGTCGCCGTTGCGGCGCTCGTTGCCGCGTTGGTCTCGCTTGTTGACGCATTAGATGCGCTTGTAGAAGCAGCAGATGCACTTGAAGCAGCATTAGTCTCTGCTGTTTCGGCATTAGTCTCCGCAGTTTCAGCAGCAGCCTGCGCAGCAACACTAGCCACCTTAGATGTTTCACTAGCAGTGGCGCTAGTTGAGGCATTTGATTCACTGGTTGAGGCGTTGGACTCGCTGGTTGCCGCAGCGTTCTCACTGGCTAAAGCAGCAGCGGCACTAGCAGCGCTTTCAGCAGCTTTGGTTGTAGAGATGCCAGCCTGTGTTGTTGCTGTTGATGCGCTTGTTGCAGCATTTGTTTCAGAAGTAGCGGCGTTTGTTTCAGATGTAGAAGCGTTTGTTGCGCTTGTAGCAGCATTTGATGCGCTAGTTGCAGCTTCCGCAGCTTTTGTAGTCGCCGTTGCAGCATTTGCAGATGCGTTCTGTATCTCTGTAATGTTAGATGCAACAGTAGTTATGTCAGATGAAATGCTGGCAG